GAAGCCCGGACCGGCTCGCCGCCTACGACATCGAGGACGCGGCCCTGGTCGTGGTAGTTCATGACTTCGACGGCCGTCCCGGTGCCGACCCCGGCGAGCGTCACCAGGGCCGGGGCGTGGGCCGCCAGGCGGCGCTGCCCGCAGACGAAGACGTAGGAGAGCAAGACGCCGGTCGACTCGACGAACTGCCGCATCGTCCGCCCGGTCCCGTGCAGGTCGACAAACAGCGTCCCCGGGGCGAGCCGTTTGACATACGTCAAGAACGTCGGCGAAGGCCGGCGGAGCGTCTCCCGGCTGGCGTGAAACACTTCGACCCGTTCGCCGTAGAGATGGCGGTAGGCCTGGCCCAGGAGGATCGAGTCCCGGGAGACAAACGCCACCCGCTCGGGCTTCGCCGCCTCGACGTACCCGCGGACGAGCGCGGCCGCCGCCAGGACGAAGGGCACGTTCGCCGCCGCCGCCCCGTCCCACCATCCGGCCTCCCGCGTGCCGGCCGCGTGGGGATTCTGGAGCCGGGCCGCGCGGGCCGCCCCGGCGATCTCCCACAAGCCGGCCGCCTCGAGGTCCCGCTCGCCCTTCGTCCAGGCCCCGCCCTTGTAGTGTCGGGCTTCTACGCCCGCGGCCTTCGCCTGGGCAACATCGCTCCGGGCATTGTCTCCGACGTGGATCTCGATCTCGCGGGCCGCCTTCGAGCTCCAGTAGCGGCCGGTGTGCTTGCCGTCCCACGAGGCGGCGATGTCGAGCCGGCCCGGGAGCCCGATCTTCTGGGCGAGGCCCTGGACCTGGCCGGCCTCGAAGTAGGTGTCGGTCACGATCCGGTCGGTGGGCCCGAACTGGCGGACGTTCTCGACGATCGGGAACCCGCAGGCCCGCTCGGTCCGCTCCTCGAGGTCCCGCAGCTCGTCGACGCGGTCGCGGCTCCAGCCTGTGATCTCGCGGAGCGTCTTGAAGATCCCGGCCCAAGTCTTATCGGACCGCCGCTCGGCCTCCTGGCGGATGGCCCGGTACTCCTCGCCCCCGACCAGGTCGAAGACCCGCCACGGCTCGCCGCAGGTGCGGCCGTGCAGGGTGTCGAAGTAGTCCCAGCTCTTCACCATGTCCGGGCCGCCGCCTTCCGGTTCGTGATGTCAGAGAGCCCGGCCGCCTGGCCGCAGAGCCACGGCCGGACCGCGTAGACGGCGAGCCTCCGCTCGCGGTGGAGGACGCCCATCCGGTGGTCGACGTGGTGCCGGCAGTTCCACGCCGGGCTCGGCTCGATCCAGTCCCGGAGCGTCTCCAGGGCCGCCCGGCCGAGGACCCCGTAGGCGTGGGTCCGGTTCACGTTGAGCCCGCGGACAAGATCCTCGCGGCCCGGCAGGGCCTCGGCCTTCGCGAGGTGCTGCCCGCCGAGGTAGATCTGGCAGGTGTCCTCGGGGACCGCCAGGGCCGCGATCCGCGCGGCGAAGTCCGGGACGAACGTCACGTCGTCCTCGAGGACCAGGAGCCGCTCGACGCCCGTGGCGATCGCCCACGAGAGGATCGAGTGGTGGGACAGAGCGCAGCCCCACGCCCCGGGCGTGGCCTTCCAGCCGGCCGGCGGCGGCTCCGCCTGGCCGTCGACCGCCGGGACGACCTCGGGCCAGGGCAGGGGCCAGGGCCGCGGCAGGCGGGCCCAGAAGCCCTCCAGCCGGTCGGGCCGGCGGGCGAGCGAGATCACGACGACGGCGTCGAACATGACTCCACCTCGGCGAGGCAGGCCGCGTAGCCGGCGAGGTCGACGCAGGTGTCGGCGCTCTTCGTGGTCCCGCCGTTCCCCTGGTGCCTCGCGAGCTTGTCGAGGATCATGATCTGGGCCCAGTCGGAGACCGTCAGCGGCTCGAGGAACTTGTGGCCGAGGATCGCGTTCACCGCCGCGACCGTCTTCGCGAAGTGTTCGCCCGGCGGGCCGTACGTCGAGCGTCGCTGGCGGATCGTCCGCGTCGCGATGTCGAGCAGCTCCTCGGCCTTCGTCGCCGGTGGGTCGCCGTAGCCTGGGTGGTTCGGGTCTTTCACGGTTTGCTCCTGAGTGAGATGTCGCACCATCCGAACGAGGTGCAGGGCGGTCGAGGCTACGGTCCCGCTGGTGCCAGTCCAGCAGTTGCCGCAGCCGACCCGGCGGGCTTGCCGCTCCGCGGCGTCCAGGGCCTCCGCGTCGAGCCAGACGGCGGGCCTCATGACGTGCGGACCTTCCCGGCCGAGATCCGGAAGTTCTCGACATCGAACTCCCCGCCGTCGTGGACGGTGACGATCGCGGCCCCGTGGTTCCACCGGTTGATCCGGGCGTACTCGGGCGTGAGGTCGCAGAGGCAACCCGTCGACCAGGTGAAAATCTCGTTATGCCACATATCGCTCTCCGCGTGGCCGCTCGACCGGTGGGAGTGACCGACGAGGACCGTCGAGAGCGTCCGCAGGAACGCCCCGCGGGCGACGTTCACCGGCGCGGCCAGGCCCTTCGGCAGCTCGTGACCGTGCAGGACCGGGAGCTTCCCCACCATTACCGGCCGCTGGTCGTCGACGTAGTCGATGTCGTGGTCGGCCAGCTTGAGCCAGCCGGGGAGGGACATGATCGGATCGTCCGACAACTCGGGGGCGTGCTGCCAGATGTAATGGGTCCAGCGTTCTTCGTGGTTCCCCGCCTTCATGCAGATCGGGATCCCCGGGAACCGGTCGCGGATCCAGGCGACGAAGTCCCGGCAGGCGGCCAGCTCGCCCTTGAAGTCCCGCTGGGTGGGGTCCTTCATCCACCGCGAGATCGCGTAGAAATCGCAGGTGTCGCCGTTCAGGAGCAGGGCCGCGAGGCCCGCGTCCTCGAGGTGGGCGACGGCCGCGGCGACCGCTACGTCCGAGTGGTAGGGGACGTGTACGTCCGAGAGGATCCCGACGCGGCCGGTCACGCCCAGGACGTGAGGCACCCACGGCTCGGCGATCGACGCGGGCATCTGCCGGACCTCGCCGGCCTGGCGTGGCGGCCGCGGGTGCTTGGCGGACTTCCGGCGATCGCTGCCCATCACGCCGAGGATGTTCCGGATCCGGTTCCGGGCCTGCTCGATCGTGATCGCCCGGTTCGACTGCTCGACGAGCATCCGGGCCAGGCCGCGGGCTGAGTGGTCCGGGAACCTGGCGACCAGGCGGCGGGCCTTGGCGGTGATCGGGTCGGCGGGCATCCTTGCCTCCGGTGGTGGGTTGTCTCGCGAGGCTACGGCGGGCCGCGCCTGAATCAACCGATCCCGATCCGCCGACCGAGGCGGTTCAAGGCCTCGGCCCGCTTCTTGCAGCCGCAGTCCTTCACGCCCAGGGCGGCGCTCACTCGTTCGGGCGTCACGCCGACGGCCGCGAGGCCGGCGGAGATCATGTCGCCGAGGCCTGGCCGGCGACGCGGGTAGGCGTCGTGCAGCTCGTCGACGACCAGGCGGTCGCCGTCCTGCCAGACGATGCACGGCCGGACCTGGTCGAGCGTGTAGCCGCGCTCGCGACATCGGGCTTCGAGGTGACGCAGGCGGCAACCAATCATGGTAGAGGGTTCTCACACAATGAGATCCCGAGCTGATCCGCGCAGGCCATGCAATCGCCCAAATCCAGGCAAACGTTTTTCGTTAGCGCGATGCACTCAATCGCCTCGACGCCTACGGGGCATCCCTCATTAGGCCCAACGGTAAAAGGATCGCCGCCTGGTGGCGCTGGGCACTCCGTCAGACCGTACGAATGTTCGTAGGTCAGGTCAGTCGCACATTCTTCACAGTCATCCACGACCCTCCATCGGTCGTACCATTGCGAGTGGTAGGCCGTGCGACCTGACTCAACGCTGCAAGGATCCGCCCATCCGCAGTTGATTGAATACAGACCAAAGTCATACTGGCTGCCTGCCGGAACCGTGCCGGCACACCCGGTTGATATGGGGCCTTCCGCGTCTGTCGGTATAAGCAGCCCCTCGACGCACAGCGTCCCCTCCGGCTGGTCCGCCGGTATTGGCTGCGGGGCCGGATAGTTCACGGTATCAGCGGGCGGGTAGGCGAAGTCGTAATAACTGTAGACCCGTTCGTGGCAGACAAAACGCCCGTAATAACAGCAAAAACAGACATCCCCGCACGCTGGCCCAGGGTTCCATATTCCGCCGTTGTTTTCGCACTGGCTGCGGGTAGTTTTTGTCGGATCTGGGACGCCCTCAACACAGCAGCAGCCGCAGCAGCACTCGGTGTCCGTCGCCGCCTTGCTTTCGCGGAACACGATCTTGCCGTTTTGGATTGCGATCGTGGGCACGTCAGCTCCCGCTCCCTGTGTCGCACTCGATCGTGTCGATCCACTTCAGGCATCCGTTTTCGTGGCCGAGGAGCTGCGTCTTTGCCGCGTCGTAGCCTTCGACGGTCGTCAAGTCTTCGCCGCCGACGGCCGGTGGTTTGCACGCGCCAGCGTCCGGCGGGTCTCCAGCCTGGACGAGATACCAGCGGCCGTTCGCGGCCTGGGCGATCACAACCCACGAATCGGCCGCCACGTCGAAGCTAAGATTCGCCACGTCCTCGATCGTTTCGGCCGGGCTGCTCTCGCCAGGGACGCACTCGTCGCCCTCTTCCCAGATCGTGACCGTGGCGCAGGTCTCCCGGTCCCATGCCCCGGAGGCTTTTCCGATACGAACCTCGCCGCCGCCGTCGTCGTAGGCCGTCCGCAGCGGTAGCGGCGGGATGTCCCGGTTTCCGCCCTCGACCTTCCGAACGACCTCGGCGATCCGCCTGGCCGACTCGACGGAGATCAGGGCCCCGCGGTCCGAGTTGTCGAGGCGGCGTCCCACGTCAGGCCCCCGGCGTGAAGACTTCGCCGAACGGCGTCGAGAAGTCCCTCTCCTCGTAGACGAAAAACTCCAGGGCGTCGGGCGGCTGGCCGGCGTCCTTGGCGATCCCGTTGTTCAGGGCGACCGGCTGGCGGACGCCCTTCCCGTCTTGCCCCTTTATCTGGGCCCGCTTCGTGCCGGAGCTGTTGGGGTCGCCGTTCTCGTCGACGAGCTGGGCGAAGCCAATGTCCCAAGGTTTCAGCGTCCACCCGTCGGCCCGGTAGGCGAACTCCCAGGTGACCTCCCAGTAGACGACGGTCGCGCCTTCGAGCGTTTCGATGTTCAGCTTTTTCGAGCAGCCTTGACACTTCCAGGTGCGAACCGCGCCGCCGTTCCAGTTGCCGTTATTGATCGAGTTCGTGTAGTCCCTCGCGAGCTGCATCCACCCATTATGGCTGGCGTAATACTGCGTCAGCGTCAGTCGCTCCTCGGCCCGCTCGGCCTCCAGACCCTCGAGCGGATCCTTCGCCGAGTTCGTCATGATGTCGCCGTCCTTGTCCTTGTAGATCGGCTCGGCGACGACGGACGACGACCCGCCCCAGACCGAAGGCTTGAACGGCAGCGACCCGGGCTTGTCTGGATCCGGCTCCTCCTGCTCGTCGGGGCTGAACTTCTTGTATTTGAACGAGACGACGTACAGGAGGCCGCTGTCGTCGGCCGCCTTGATGTCGTAGCTGTCCATGACCGCGACCGGGTTGTCCGGGTGCGGGTCGTAGTAGGCGATCCCGGGCGCGTTCGATACGTCGACGAGCGACTCGGTCGTCGAGTCAGTTCGCACCCAAAACGCCCGCGAATACTCGTCGCCGTCCTTTTTCTTGCCGGACGCCGACCGTTCTTTCGGGATCTCGCGGCTGAATACGATCGCCATCGTTAGCCTCCTGCCCCGGCGGCCAGCTCGACCGTCTCGAGGTCGAGCTCGCCCATGTCTTCGGTATTGTCCGCGATCCTCGCCAGGTTGCGAGCGTTCTGGGCCTCGCGCTGGTCGGCCTGGTCGCCGCGCATGATCCGGAACATCTCCTTTATCCCCTCGGAGCTGTTCGACTCGATCCCCTTGACGGCCTCCTTGACGCCGGTCAAGTCGACCTTCTGCGTGATCTCGACTTGCTGCGTCGACGCCACGTCGATGTCGTCAGCGGCGTCGCGGGCCGCGGCGATCGCGGCGTCGATCGTCTGCGTGAGCGGGCCGGCGATTGCCTCGCCGGCGGCGTTCTGTGCCGACTCGTCTCCGAATAGCGCGGTCGAGAAGTTCGCGGCGGCCGAGTTCAGGTTCTCGGTGATCCCGTCGCCGATCGTATCGTTGAAGGCCTGCATCCCGGCGATCGCGGCGTCGAGCCCAGACGTGTCGAAGCCGAGCCGCTCGCCTATGAACGCGGCCGCCTCCATGAGGGCCTGTACGGGGCCGCTAATTCCACCAATAAGGATCCCGAACGCGGCCTGGAGACTATCTCCAATGCCAGCAAAGAAGGCGACCACTCGCTGGCCGAACTCCCAGACGGCGTTCCACTGCTGGCCGACCTGCGAGACGTAATTCCAGATTGGGCCGGACTGGGCGACGAAGTAGTCGGCCACCTGGGCAAAGTACCTCGCCCCCTGAAGGATCCCCTCGCCGATAGCCTGGCCGATGTTCGCCCCGCCGATCGACCCCACCATGTCGGTAAAGGCCGTCGAGATCGCGGTGATCGCCGGGGCCAGATAGGCCGTGACCTGGTTGATCACGCCCTGGATCGCCGCCCGGACTTTGTCGAACGAGTCGCCCATCGCGTCCACGTTCCCGGCCTGGGCGTTCGTCAGCGTCAGGCCGAACCGCTCCGCCTCCTCGCGGGCCGCCTGGATCCCGGCGGCCCCTTCGTTGAACATGGGCAACAGGGCGACGCCGGCACGGCCAAAGATTGCCACCGCGGCGGCCGCCCGCTCGGCCTCGCTGGGCAACTCGGAGATCGCCTGGGCGATCGCCTCGAACTGCTGCTCGGCCGACAGGCCGTTTAGGTCCGCGACCGAGAGCCCGAGCTGGGCGAAGGCGGCGTTCGCCTGGCGGGAGCCGTCGGCCGCCTTCGCGAACGTGACCTGGGCCCGGGTCATGGCCGCGCCGATCTGGTCCATCGAGACGCCGACCAGGGACCCGGCGTATGACAGGCCGGCCAGCTCGCCGTAGGTCGTGCCCAGCCGGCTCGCGAGGTCGTTCTGTTGGGAGATCGCCTCGGTCGCGGCCGCCCCCATGCCGACCAGCGACCGGGCCGCGGCCGTCGCCCCGGAGACGAACGAGGCGAAGAGCTGCGTCCCCTGGATCGCGACGAGCGCCCCCATCCCGGACCGCAGGCCGGCGACATCCGATTGGAGCCGCTTCATAGACGCCGACGCCGCGTTCACCCCAGCCGTGAGGCCGGAGGTCGACGCGGTGAAGACCGCCCGGACCTTGCCGATCGTGCTCGCCATTACTTCGCGTCCTTGCTTTTCTTTGGCTTCGCCAGGTGTTTCAGTTTCGCCAGCTCGCGGGCCATCTCTTCGGGCGTCTGCGTGGGCCGGCTCGGGTCATACGTTGGCAGGAACATCTCCTCGAACTCCTCCGAGACCTTCGCGTTCATCGCCTTGCAGATCGCCGCGGTCTGCCGGCCTGTCCGCCGCCACTCGTCGCCGAATGGCTCGAGGCGGTAGAAGGCGGCCCAGCGGCGGATCTGCCGGACGGACGTGGTCCGGAGGAACTCCTT